GAATAAAGCAACCAATCCCGTCGAGGCCAGTCACATTGACCCCTCGTTTACCAATCTACTCCAGCAGCATCGCCAGGGCGGCTGTCTGGACGAACTCGGCCAGGCTTTGCGCGAAGTGGACACCATTCAAACCGGCCAGTAAACCCGCAAGCTGCGGGGCGACTTCTTCGACTTCACATAGCCCAAGCGCTCCAGCTTTTTCACGCGCTGATTGACGGCGGATCGGTCCAGTGCTGGTTTTTTCAAACGGTTGTAAATATCCGATGCGGTGCAAGGGCCAAGCTTGATGGCGGAAAGCGTTTCTGAGAGCGGTTTGGAAAGCGGAGTGATTCCGACCCCATCGCAACACGCACACTTCACGAAAATTTGTTTCATGCCGCGATGAAAACGGTTTGACAGCGCGGAGTCAAATAATTAGCGTCACGTTAATATGCAAAATAAAAAGCAAAACTGGAAACGATTAAGAGGTCAAAAACCGTGCATTCGGTGCGGCAAGGATCACGAAACTAAAACTTGCGTGAAGCGGAGTGGGCGGCGCTCGCAATATGATTACGCGGATTAACGCTACCGATCAGCGACCTGCTGAATAATCTATGGACTCCCATTTTCAACCAACGCCCGATACCGAGCGAGCCGCAGATTCGCAACAGCGCGTGATCAGGCGGAACGCCACAGTCGGAGTGCCGCCAAACGCAGCGCTGGAAACCTGCGACCTGTGCGGAAACGAATACGGGATGGCGGAACTGACGTGGAGCGGAAAACAAATGCTCTGCAAAAAGTGTGCCTCCTAACGAGAAAGCTCACCCACCGCCCGGCAGCAGTGATGAAGTGAACAATGTATAGGCAACTCCGGTTCGTATAACTCATGCCGATTGAAGTTGTCTCGACCGCCTGAGTTTTTCCAGTCGCTCGTTTTCTTTCTTAAACCAGTTGTCCACGTCGGGCTTTTGTTTGTCTGGATTTCCCAGCTTGGAAATGACGAAGCCCTTGCGGCGGGCCATCTCGACAATTCCCGCAACCCAATCCCCGATGTCGGGGCTCTTTCCGGTTCTCTGCTTCATTCCCGGCTTGGTGGGCGTCCCGTCCTTGACTTCGACGGCGTATTTGTCGCCCCGGATGCGGTCCCATTTGCGAGCGCACAATTCTTCGACGGCTTCGTCAACGAGTCCGCGCATCTGACCTGACTCAATGCAGTAGCGAACGGAAAACCAGAACTCCGATACGAGTCGGTCATAGTGTTCATCGCAGCGCTTGGGGCGCTTCTGCCCTGTCTCGGGGTCGAGGATGGTGATTTCCAGACTGACCGGGCGTTTGGTGGGCCGGCCGCCTGCATCAATCGGATTCGTCATGGGCGACCATTCGCGCGCGAGAGAAGTCCCCAGGCTGCCGCGTCCGGTGGCATCGTGCCCCATGTTTTCCGGTGGAACATTTTCCTCCTCGCAATCGAATTTCACAAAGCGGGCAATCTGGTCCTCGGGTTCCAGACCTTTGCCAATCAAAATCGGGATGATTTTTGGAACGGACAACATCAAAATTTGTTTTCCGTCAACGTCGGCGCCGAATTCACCATATCCGGCAACGCAACGGTCACCACCATACGAGGAGTCCACGAAATACACCTTCGTTTGGTTCAAGTCTCTCCAGACAGCCTGGTCCTGCGCGTGCATCTCCTTCACCATGGCTCGGCTGACGACGCGGCGGGCAATCGTCCCGATTTTCATGGAGCCGACGCACTGAGAATAATACTCCATCGAATCTTTCGGGAAGAAACTCAGGGTATCGTCAATTTTTTCCTTCGAGATGAGGTATTTGTAGCGCGTGGGTTTGTCGGATGGAAAATCGAAGTTGGGCGAGTCGAGCCCAATGAGGTTGACGCAACGGCCATTCATAAAACGGGTGTCCCACACCATCGTTTTCTTCGGCTCCATGTAATCGTCGGTCCATCCTTCCTTCGGCTCGGCCGCGCGCCCCAGTGGGTCGAGTGGGTCATTCGGATTTCCCGACACGACGGCCATAAAATTTTCGTTCTTGTTCAGATTCGAGAATGAAGAAAGGAAAGTCTCGCCCATCATCGACGCTTCATCAGCCAAAAGAATCATGTACTTCTGTTTGATGCCGACGAACTTTGAAAGCCCAACAAATTTTCCTCCAGTGATGCAAGCCACCCCGAAAATTCCTTTGCGCATGTCGCGAATCTTGCGCTCTCCCGGGTCGCAGTCCTCCACGTTGTCGGTGGTGATGGCAATGGCGGAGTCGAGGAGGTGGCCGCACAGTTTTGGGAAGCGCTCAACACCTTGCTCCCACAACATGCAGATTTCCGCCCAAACGCGCTTTTTCAATCCGCCCAAGTGCGTCGAGGCGACCAGCACGCAAGTTTCCTGTGGCCGCACCCAGTAATTGACCAACCCAACCCAAGCCATTTCGTGCGTTTTCCCGGAGGAGCCCGGACCCATCAACACCGTGACTTTGTGAGAGAGAATTTCCTTGGTACAGAGGGTGTGCCAGCGATGAACGTCCAACTCCGGCCAAATTATTTTGCGGACATTCTCGTAATGAAATTCCAGCGTGCGACCTTGTGCTTCAATCCATTCCCGGCCTTGCGTGATACACCAGAATTCAATTCCAAGGTCATCGAAAACCTGATAGCCGTCATCGTCAGCAAGGTCCGCGTCGAATTTCTTTCCGTAACGACGGGTGAAATTAGCCATTGCTTTCAAATTGACAGAAAATAGAAAGGGTGCAAGACATACAGCCATGAGTGCCACAAACTGTGCTTGTCCCTGCCCCGATCCAACGGTAACGGAAATTCCCGGATCAACCGGCGCAGCGGGCGCGGACGGTGCGGACGGAGCAAATGGGGTGAATGCCTACACGGTGACGACCAGCACGGTTATTCTGCCGGCTGCGGCTGGGCCAGTTGTTTTGGCAACTTCCGTTGCTGTTTCAAGCTGGATGGCAATTGGTCAAATAATTTTTATCAGCGACGGAACAAATTGGGGTCATTTTGAAGTTCTTACGCTGCCAAGTTCAACCTCGGTAACGCTGGACTGGCTTCAATACCCGAACGACGCGGCTGGCACTACTGTCATCGCTTCAGGTGCGACGGTTTCGCCGGCTGGAGTCTTGCCAGCCTTCTCGCCTCCAGCGGATCTCACCAACAGCATGAACGCATCGGCGGCGGCGGGTGCGGCTCTGGCGGCGGGTGTCGGCATTCAAACGCTTTCGATTCCGCTGACATCGCTGGTGACTGGTCTTGGCGTTCTGGCGATTGATCTGTTGACCAACTACGTTCCCGGGTATCGCTTCAAAATTCTGGCATTCGACTTCATTACAACGGTCGCTGGTACTGGTGCGGGTGCGTCCCAAGTGTTCAATTTGGAGATTGGAACGACAAACCTGACTGGTGGCGTGCTGACGGTAAATCTTGCCGGAACGGCGACGATAGGCGTTCAAACCAACGGAACTGCCATCACCGCGAACAACGTCGGCACGGCGAGTGACAACATTTCGATTGAGATGGCGGCAGGCGGAACAGTGTTCACGGCGGGTGCGGGATATTTTCTCATCAAGATTTTGAATCTTGATACTGCTGACGCAATTCTGAGCCTCAACACGTCAATCAATTCCATCAACGCAACTCTCTAACGTGTGGCCGACCAAGCTCAATTCAAGCAGGAGACGATTTATGATCGAATCGACACGGTAGAGCTTGGCATGAACAGCGGGATTGACCCGCTCTTGCTGAAGCGCAACGAACTTGGGTTTGCCACCAATCTGACGACGCGCAACGGGTTCGCCACCGACCGACCACCATTCTTCAAGCGTGCCGTCATCTATCCCGATGCCGCTACTCAAACCGCCGTCGAGCAAGGTTTGTTTCAAGGCGCGGCGTACTATCAGCCTGACTCGGGCGACCAGTCTTTGTTTGCGGCGATTTCAGGCCGGCTGTTTCAATTCGTGGTCCAGGGCGACACGGTTACTTGCATCGAGCGCACGATTCCCGGCGACCCCAATCCCGCCCTGACGACTCAAGCTTGGATTTGGCAGGCAGAAAATTATCTGATTTGGAATGATGGCGCGAGTCTGCCGGTTTTCTTCGATGGCAACACTTCACGGCGGAGTAATGGACCGAGTGTTGCTCTTGGCGTCGTAAACGCTGCCCCAACTCCCGCTAACGGTGTCGCGATTGGGGATCAGGTGACATTTCCTCTTGCCGCAAATTGGGCCGGCTCGTATGACTTTCCAGTCCTTTACAATGGCGCGTATTACCAGCCTGTTTTCAACCTTGGAACTTTTGAAGTTCAACTGACCAGCCTTTTCAGCAATGTCGGCGAAGCCATCAACGTCGATGACACAATTCTAATCAAGCCAGTGATTGCGGGTGTCGTCGGCAACACGCTGGCGCTCCCGGTTGGAAATTTCTCGTATAATTCGATCTTCATCGACATCACCCTTACCTCTCCCTATACCGGGATTTTGAATCCGTTTCTGCAATACGATTTCGGCAAGGTGATTCTGTTCGGCAAGGTCTGGTTTGTCAGCGCCTCCTCTGGAAATTCCATCCGGGTTATTCCCGGTCAAACTGGAACTTTTCCCGCGTCACTGGCGGCGGGCACGCAGATTCAATACACGTCTAGCAATGCGGCGAATGTGAATCTTGGTGCCGTACAGGTGGCTGATGTGGCGCCGGCAACGGGTGGCACGGTTCAGTTGACGGTAAACACCGCTTACACCGGAACGCCGAATCAGATTGTTTACATCGGCACTGGTCAATACACCATAATTGGAATTCCCCAAGCCGCTCCAGGTGTTCCATCGGTGACGATGATTAACCTGAGTGATACGAGTATCACAGCGCTTCCGTTTACGGGAGGTGCTGGAAATCCAGATATTATTTCCGTCCCGGAATTGCCAGCCGGTCGCATGGGCGCTTACGGTCTGGCGCAAAACTGGATCGCCTTGGTGGATGGTATGAATTTCATTCCCAGCGACATCAGCCGGGGACCGAGCGGCACCACCGTCAACAGCCGGCGCGATTCTGTTCTCAAAACCACGGACCTGACTTTTCTTGGTGGCGCATTCTCCATTCCCGGCGCTGGCAACATCATTACGTCGATGACGTTCACCGCCAATTTGGACGTAGCACTTGGTCAAGGTTCGCTGCAAGTGGGAACTGCAAATTTCATGGCGTCCTGTCTGGCGCCAATTGATTTCACCAATCCACCGACCAACGGCCCGATTTTGACTTACTCGCTCATTGGTATGGGCCCGCTTGCGCAAGACTCAACTGTCCGGGTGAATTCCGACGTTTATTTTCGGTCCACGTTTGGCTTGGGCTCGCTGATAATGGCGCGGCGAGATTTTAATTCTCCCGGCAATACACCGATTTCCGACGAAGTTCGCGACCGCCTTTTCGAGTTGGATAATCAAGCGTTGCTGAGTTACGGATCATCCATCGTTTTCGACAATCGCTTTATCACAACGCTTTCCCCGCAAGCTTCCTCGCAAGGGGTGCTGCACGCCGGATTGGTTGTCCAGAATCTCGACCCAGTGAGCGGGATGCGTGACAAGCAACCGCCTGTGTATGACGGTCTGTGGACGGGGATCAATACCCTTAAACTGGTAACGGGTAGCTTCAACGGTGTCGCCCGCGGGTTCGCGTTCACGTTCAATACGTCGCTTTCCAAGATTGAACTTTTCGAGTTAATCAAGACGGG